GCATTTTATTATATGTTATATAATATCTTATTACATTTTTTTAAATATTATTTTTTTTATTATTATTCGTTAATAAAAAAAATTATTAATATGTACTATTTTTAATAATGTCATTTTTATCTGATATTTTGAACCCATCATTATTAATATTTCTAGGGGTTACATTACTAATTATTGCTTTGCTAATCGTATACTTTGAAGGTAAAATGAGAGAACAAAATCACAAAATTTCATCTATGTTAAGTCTAGTTTCATCTTTAGCAGAAGAAACTAACATGATTAAGTTCCACTTAAATAACGCAAATATGAATGTTTATCAGGCGCAAAATAACTCACTAAATAATAATATTCCATTTACACAAGGAATTGATTTAGAAGAAAAATTGATTCCTGTATCCGACGACGAAGGCGACGGTAATGATGAAGACGACGACGAAGATGAAGACGAGGATGAGGATGAGGATGAAGACGACGACGACAACGACGATGATGATGATGATGATGATGATGATGATGATGATGAAGAGAACGGTAAAAATATTACTATAACTGAAATAAATGATAATGACATTAAAGTATTAAATTTAGATAACTTAAACACCATTGATTTTGAAAATGACATACATGAAATTGCTGATAATGATAATGACGACGACGAAGGTGATGATGATGAAGACGATGAAGACGACGAAGGTGATGATGATTTAGAAGACATTGATTTTAATCAATTATCAGATAATGACAATAATGATAAAGAAGAAGAAGATAATCAACAAATCATCCTTAACGAAAAAGAAGATTACACTGAAATTAATAATTTAAAATCAATAAATATGTCAAATTTAGAAGAAGAATACAAACAAAATAAAAATGTAGAAGTTATTGATTACAAAAAATTATCATTGAATAAATTGAAATCTATTGTTTTAGAAAAAGGTCTAGTAACAGATTCATCAAAATTAAAGAAACACGAACTGTTGAAATTACTTAACGCTGAATAAATTTTAAATAAAAATTTATATCTTATAATAATATACTTATATTATATATTATAAGATTATATGTCCTGGGCAGTTTGTTATTCAGGTTCCAATAATGTTCATTTTAATTTTCCTCCAATAATGTCTGATGGTCGCAATTATGCATCATGGCAGCCTGATGCAGTAATTAATAAACGTATACAACAACAAGAAAATATTCAATCTAATTGGTCATATCGTCAATATTTACAACAAAATGGTTTGCAGATAATGAAATACAATTCAATGGAATCTTGTTATGATTTAGGACTAGACCCACACACGCAAACAAATACAACTCCTTCAAGCAATGTTCCTTACACTTTTAGAAATATATATGATACAAATACACCTGGATATGGATATTCTAATAGCGATTTAAAAAATCCGTATTTATCTAGAGAACAATTGAATTCAAGAATGATTGCACCTGCAATCCACACTGCTAATTTTCAAAACACAAACAATTAAGACCAATTAAAACCAATTAAAACGAATTAAATTCAAATATATACATAAAGAATATATAGGTCTTTATGTATATATCTATGTGCACACGCATTATTTCTATTGACGTTGGTATAAAAAACTTGGCATTTTGTCTTTTTGAAAAACATGCAAACTCTACTTATTTTAGTATTGCAAAATGGGATATAATTAATTTATCCCAAGAAGATGAAATACAAAAATGTCAGTGTACAGAAAAAAATGGTGTTATATGCAATAAGCCTGCCAAATATACATTAAATGATAATTTCTTTTGTTTAAAACATTCAAAAAAACAAGAATATCAAATACCTACGAGCGAATTAAAAACTACTTTTATTAATAAACAAAAATTTCAAAAACTTATTGATATTGCAGATAAATACAACATTCAATATGAAAAACCTATTAAGAAAAATGATTTATTATTCAAAATAAACGAACATATTTCTAATAAATGTTTCAAAGAAATCAAAGTCACAAATGCATCTCAAATTGATTTAATAACTATTGGTAAAAATATTAAAAATAAATTTAATAAAATTTTTCCAGTAGAAGACAAAATAGATTATGTTTTGATAGAAAATCAAATAAGTCCAATCGCAAATCGTATGAAAACAATACAGGGAATGATTGCCCAATATTTTATCATGAATAATAATACCGAACACATTGAATTTGTTTCTTCAATCAATAAACTAAAACAAAGTTCAGGGAAAACCATTGAAGAACAGCCTTCACAACAACCACAAGATAAGGCAAGCAACGATTACAAATCAAGAAAAAAACAAGGTATTTTAAAATGTTTAGAAATTTTAACGACAGAACATTCTTTCACTAATCAATTATCTTATTTTAATATTCATAAAAAAAAGGACGATTTATCTGATTCTTTTTTACAAGGATTATGGTTTATCAAAAATAAACACTTGTAATTTATTAAATTTATAATTTAATTTTAAATAATATATATTTAATTCGTATTACTTAAAATTAAATGTTCTTATTAATTCAATAATGAACGATATAATTGAAATTTCTGAGCTGGATTTGAACAACGATAGTGACAATTTTAAACAAACCAAAACAACTAATTTTGGAGGCGGTTTAGAATTTTTAATGAACGATAAAATAAAAGATGGCAATAAACACACAAGTGATATTGATTTAGATGATTTAAATAATTTAGAAAACGAATTGAATGAGTTATCCGAAGATGTACCAAGTCATAGTTTCAAGTCAAAATCAGATGTATTCAATTTTGAAGACAACACTTCAAGTAATTTTTCAGGAGGGGTAAGATTTAATGATGAACCTAGTATTGGCCTAGGTGCTTCAGCAGCAGAAACTTTAGATGATGGGAAAACTTGGGATGGGTATGGGAAATTTAACAATGTGCCTTTGAATCCTGATAAAGGTGCATCTTCAGCATCTTCTGGTCCTCAATTATCAAAAGAAGAACTATTACGAGAAAAATTCAAGTATTTAAGAAAGTTAGAAGGGTTAGAAAAGAAAGGTGTTGAACTATCAAAGAAGTATAACATGGAGTCTTCTTTAGCAGAAATGATGGGCGAGTATGAGACTATTATGGAAGAAAAAAGTAAACAAAATTCAGTCAAATTTCAAGGAAATATGTTAATGGCTGCTATCAATGGTATTGAATTTTTAAATAACCGTTTTGACCCATTTGATATAAAATTAGATGGGTGGAGTGAGCAAGTAAATGAAAATATCAACGATTATGATGAAATATTTGCCGAGTTATATGAAAAATATAAATCAAGAGCATCTATGGCACCTGAATTAAAACTATTATTTCAATTAGGCGGTAGTGCTATGATGGTTCATTTAACAAACACAATGTTTAAAAGTGCAATGCCTGGTATGGACGATATTTTACGTCAAAACCCTGATTTAATGCGCCAATTCCAAAATGCTGCAGTAAATTCAATGGCACAAACAAGCCCAAATTTCTCAGGGTTTATGTCCGGAATAATGAATCCCGAAATGTCATCTGGAAATGGTCCACCAGCACCTATGGCAACACAAGGACCAAATGCGGTTCCCCCTCCAATGGGTAGACCCGGCAACAATAACTTTGCCAATAGACCTGACTTGAATTTAGGTCGCAGTAATTTTGTAGATGACGGTATCAACATGAGGGAAAGTTTTCAACGTGGCGGCGTCAGCACCTCTGGACCACAAGATTTCCAGGAAAAATCTAGGAGACAACCTAGACCAGAAATGAAGGGACCTAGCGATATTACTGACATTTTGTCCGGATTAAAAACAAAGACAATCAATATTCAAGAACCTCTACAACAAAGTTCATCATCCCAGTCTATGAATAACGGTAACGGTAACAGTAATACTAATGGAAATAGTACAATTAGTATTGAAGATTTAAAAGAATTACAAGGGCAATCAGATGTAAACATGCCAAAACGCAGTAGAAGACGTCAAAAATCTGCTAGTAACACAGTGAGTTTGGATATTTAGAATATCAGTATCTTTAGTATCTTCAGCTTTTTTCAATGCCAACAACCTTGGCTATTTTCTTAATGATTTTGGTATCCTTTTCATAATCATTGTCCCCTTTTCCTCCCATGGCCTCATAAATAATTGTATTGTATTGACTATTTTTTTTAGAATCATATTCTTCGCAATCAGGATATTTCTCTCTGAATGCTTTGAACATGCAAATATTTTTATGAGCAATTGTGCGAATAGCCTTGCGCAATTTTTTATTTGCTTCGTCTTCCTTTTCCCAAACATTGTCTTCTTTTACATACATAACCTCTCTTTTCTGGTCTGTACAGTGAACCGGTCGTTTTTCTACTTCTAGTGCCTGTAAATTTTTAATGATTATATTGGAAATTCCTTCAATATAACCAACCTTCCCAACATTTTCAAGGTCGGATACCTGTAATTTAACTGATTCTATAAAATCACTAATATTCATGGCATCTTTGCAGGTTTCATTTAAGAACACTTGCAAATTGAATGTTTTGTTATGAGAGTTTATATTATTATTATTGTTAATAGTATTATTTGTTCCATTTTTGACAATTTCCATGAGCTCTTTGTTTTGATTTATCAGCATAAGTATTAGTTTTTTATCATTGATGACATCATCATCATCATCTTCATCGTCAGAATCATTATTGATGGAAGTAATTTCTTTACATTTTTTTTTGTGTTTCCATAATCCAGACGACGTTTGAAAATCTTTATTACATTTTTCACATGTAAATAATTTAGAACCTTGCTCTTTTTGCCACTTTTTGCCACTTTTTATTTCCAAATTATTTCCATCGGATTCCTTAATATGTCTTGCTGTAGTCAGATGCTTCTCCCAATTATATTTTTTACTGCATATATAGTTACAAAATTCACAATTATATTTTTCTACATTTTTTTTGCCACAAAATGCCACAAAATTGTTTCCTAAAGTTTCCATTTATTTCCATTGAGAAAAAATATTTAAGTATTTAAAAAAATTATATCGTAATAAAAATAGAATTATTTTTTCTGCAACCACATGCTAAAAATTAATTATGGTAACAAAACTTATATTTCTCCAAGACTTTTTTGGATTTTTGAAAAATGGACAAAAAAAATGTCCAAAATTGAAAATCCCAAAATACTTTTGAAAAAAAAAATAAAATTAATATAATAAATTGTCAAAACTACTTAAAGAAATTTTTCAAACAGAACTATTTTTATTATATGTTCCATTTTTGACAATTTCAATAAGTTCTTTGTTTTGATTCATGTGTTTTACATATTTTCTCATTGTAAATGCTGATTAATTTATATATTTAACAAAAATTATATAAAAATATATAAATTATTAATTTAGTATAATGCTTAAAAAACATGTAGTATTATTTGAAAGCAAAGACCATGGGTGGATTGCTTATTCTACAAAAGGAACTGATGCTAAAAGAATATTAAGTGTAAACAACAAATATCATGTATTTTATATTTTTGAGTGTGATCTATTGAAACAATATCCGCATATTATGAAATTAAAAGCACCCCTAAATAAACATTATGATTGTAAAAGAATAAACAAATATAAAGAAGAAACTTTTGAAGAAAATGATAAATATATTACAATTAGTTCCAAACATGAGGGACAAGATGAAGGAATTTATTTTGACGTAAAACAGAATTAAATTTGCGTTTTTTATTAAAATTATATATATATTATGAGTGCAGCTATTGAAGAATCTATATTAAATCATAATAAAGTGCTTGTTTCTGTATTGGAACAATTGAAAGAGGTAAATTCTAAATACGCATGTGTAAACCCAGCAGATGTAAGAAATAGATATGACACAATGCATGGAATAATTGAAACAAAAATAACTGAAATCAACGAAAGGAAGGATTATATCAAAAAATGTATAAATGATTTAGAAGAATGTAAAAAACCAATAGCAGAAATGGAGAAAGTATTAAAAGAAATTGGTGAAACTTCAAATAAAGGAAGGGTAGGAACCTTATTCGGTCTTTGTAAGCAAACAATTAAAGAAAACGAAATTTCTATGGACGAAATTGAACAAATGGTATCTGATTTTCCTTATGACGAACAAAATGAAATAAAAAATTATAACAAACAAAATGATATTATTCGGTGTTAAAAATAAGTTTAGTAAAAGAAATAATACTAAACGAAAAAATTATAGAGCAAAGAATGACAATAATAAATCAAAAAAACGGCGTTTTAAATATAAAAATCTGTAAATGAGAAAAGGTGAAAAACCAAATACATTTCATATATAATTTTATATATGAAATATGATTAACTATCTTTAGTTTGAATGTTTTTATACACTGCATCATAAACGTCATTATAATTGACTCCGTTGTCGCTAAAATTTTTGTAATTTTTATCAAAAAATACTGGATATTTGTAGATGTTGTTATTATAACCATAATCCTTTCTGTAATTTCCATAATATTTATCAAAACTATAAGTGCCAAAAGTGACAAAATGTTCTCTCTCTTTAGAAGACGTAGAAATATAACGAAGTATCATAAAACAAATAAAAAATAGAAAAATGCAAAGAACTAATTTTTTTAAATATTTCATAATATTGACTTTGATTGTTATATATAAATCATTATATTATTTTCCGATGGATGTTTGTTTTGATACTTTTTCATATCCCTCGCCTCCAGGCATTTCTGAATTTTCACATGGAGGTGCATAATATTCTTCTAAACATTTTTCATAATAAACTTCTAATATTTTTTCTAAATTATTTAATTCTTTTGAACTTCTGATTTGTGACGCAACTTCCGCCATATGCATTGGCTGTGATTCGCGATTTTGTTTAATTGCTTTTTGAATTGATTCGTCAGTAATTGGGTCATTTGGATATTTTTTTATGTGACCACCAACATAATAATACCCCCCATAATCTTTTGCAAATTTTAAATAGGTATATATTACAGAATAATCTATTACATCTTCTTTACAATTATCTTTTACACATTCTTTATTGTAATCTTCAATTGTTTCTTTATTTATTACAACAAACTTTTCCAATTCAATCAATGAAGGTTCTTTACCAATAAATTCTTCGTATTTTGACGACATTTTAATTTTATGATAATTTGTGTTATTATCATAAAAGAATTTCAATTTTTTTTAATTTTCCTGATAAATTATATTAAGAAATTTTTGCGCTACTTTTTCAAAAATTATATTAAGAAATTTTTGCGCTACTTTTTCAAAAATTATATTAAGAAATTTTTGTGCTACTTTTTCAAAAATTATATTAAGAAATTTTTGCGCTACTTTTTCTAAAAGTAGCTTTATTCAAACTCCATCTTCAAATCCAGTAAATCCTTGTATTTTTCATTTATGATTGTATTCAACGCGTCAGCCTTCAACAATTTATCGTTCTTTAATATTTCGGAAGTTTCATAAATCAAATCTTTACAAGTCATTATCATCATATGCGCGCATTTATACGCATTATTAATTAATTCAATAACATCATTATCAATCAACTCCTTATATTTTTCACTATTACTTGGATAAATGATATTACTTCCCATACCATAATATAGTACCATTTTTTCAGCCAATTTCAATGCTTCTTCAAAATCATTCAATGCTCCTGTTGTAACTGATACATTGTAGAACACTTCCTCGGCAATTCTACCAGATAATAGAATCATCAAATGCTCAAATAAAGCTTCACGCACATAAATATTACTTGTTGAACTCTCAAAGACAGTATAACCAGGACTCTTAGGGGATGACAAATTGATAACAACCTTTGACATTTTAGAATGATGCTTAGAGAGAAATCCAACCACTGCGTGACCCATCTCATGAATCGCAATATGGTCAATAATATCCGATGTAAATTCGTGCTCATTTGGCTGCCAACCAGCCATCATTTTATTCATAATAAAGTCAAAATCTGCAAAATTGAATTGCGTTTGATTACACCGTAATGCATTCAACATGGCTTCGTTCAATAAATTTTCAATTTGCGCACCAGATAGTCCATCCGTAATTTCAACCAAATTTGATATATCTACACTTTTTGAGTCGTACGGTTTACCTTTAATATGAATATTAATAATGGATTCGCGTGTTGCCTTATCTGGTAATCCGATGTATATTTTTTTGTCAATTCTTCCAGGACGCGTTAATGCATTATCCAATAAATCAAACCGATTTGTAGCTGCAACCAAAAACACTCCAGTTGTATTTTTAAAGCCATCTAACTCAACTAAAAGAGCATTTAATGTGTTGTCTCTTTCATTTGAAGAGGATTCACCATCAGTAGAACGTTTTCTTCCCAATGCATCAATCTCGTCAACAAATATAATACATGGGATATTTTCGCGTGCCAACCGGAATAATTCCTTGATTCTTGTAGGACCTACCCCAACATATTTTTCTTGAAAATCCGAACCAGAAACCGGAACAAAACTACATTTCGCTTCTCCAGCAAGGGCTTTTGCAATAAGTGTTTTACCAGTTCCAGGAGGACCCTCTAGTATAAGACCTTTTGGTATTCGCACATTGTACTGCTTATATTTTTGATAATTTTTCAAAATGTCAACACATTGTCTCAGCTCATCCTTGACATTTTCATAACCTCCAACATCCAAAAAATTCATATTAGGTTTTTTCATTACTTCAAAATTTTTGGTTTTGGTGTAACTACCGCCACTCATACTCATCTGTCTTTTATTTGAATTATTATTATCATCATCATCGTCATCATTATTTTGTCTATTTTCGCTATTACCGTCAGGATTGTTTGCCATCTCATTCATTTCTGAAATATGTTCATCTATTGGATTAAATTGAATTCCTAACCCACTTAAAAAGTTATGACCAACATTTTTATTAATTATAATTCTTACGCGAGGCGATTCAATTGTTTTGTTGAAATTTTTCTCTATATCATTATATAAATTTTCAAAATCTTCGCCCAAAATGCCCAAATTTTGTAATGATGCATTTTTAGAATTTAATTTTTTTAATAGTGTTTCATAATATTTTGAATTGTGAAGCTCTCTCTCTTGGGCTTCAATGTTTTCTCTATGTGCTCTATCACTAATCGTATTATTTGAAAAGCCGCTATTTGATTGGATTCTTTTTAGCAACTCTTCAGTGTAACGCTGAGAGAAATGATAATTTTTCTTATGAGAATTCAATGTTAAAAACCGCACGTATTGATTATTTTTATTACTATTCAATTTATTGCGACGTAAAGATGTTAAAAAACTATCTGAAACGTAGTATTTCATTGAACATAATAAAAAATATAAGAAATAGCAATTTATTATCATATAAATAGTTATATCATTAATTATTTAAATAATAATAATACAATAATTTAAAATTTTTATTCATATGTATAATAATATGAATAAAACAACTTGCCCAAAAATTGGAATAAAAATTCATCAAAGTAATAATGAATACAAAGCAAATCCTTTTAGTTCTAACATTAATCCAAAGCCTAACCATATCCCTAATCAACAACACAATCCAGTCCCCAATCCAGTCCCCAATCCAGCCCCACCAGAATTATGCAATTCAAACAATTTTGATTTGAACATTGACAGTTATTCTATGAAAGATATTTTTCATTTATTCAATATTCAAAGTGATTTGTTAAATGAAGGTGTTATGAAAGAAGCCAAAAAGTTTGTATTAAAAACCCACCCAGATAAATCAAAATTAGACCCAAAATATTTTCTTTTTTATTCTTCTGCATATAAAAAATTATACCATGTTTTTGAATTTCAAAACAAATCAAGCAAAAAAAAACTAGACCAAGAAGATTATTCAAATGATAGTAACAATAAAATTCTTGACAATATTTTTACAAAAAACGAAGCTTTGAAAGACCCAAGAAATTTTAATGAATGGTTCAATGAAAAATTTGACCAATATAAAACAGATGATGCAGGTGACATTAACAACGGTTATGGAGATTGGCTAAAATCAAATGAAGGCGTGATAGACGCTTCAAATGTAGCAAAAGCGGACATGGCAAATGAATTTGAGAGATACAAAAAACAAATTCAGACGGTTACACAGTACAAGGGAGTACACGATGCATTTTCTTCTACTTTTGGAACAAGTATAATATCTCAACAAAATAATTTTACATCTGGAGGGCTGTTTAATAACGATGGTTTAGGTTTTACAGATTTGCGACAAGCTTATGAAGAGTCTGTTATACCAGTGACCGAAGAAGATTATCAAAATATCCCAAAATATAGAAATATAAACGACTATAAAAATGCACGGGACAAAGACAACATAAACACTGGACCTACGTCAAAAGAAGAAGCCATGAAAAAATTATATCAGCAACAAAAACGTGAAGAAGAGGAAAGCATAGCTTTAGCTTTTCAACTTGCAAAACAAAATGAAAAAGCGCAAGCAAAAAACAAGTCATTTTGGGGCGAATTAAAACAAATAACCGGGTGGTAATGATTAATCAAGACATTAAGATAATAGTTTATTTATTCTTGTTCTTTCATTGTATATAATAAAGGAAAGAAAATTGCTCCCCATGAGCGTTCAATATAGTGACCAGCTTCAGGGTTAAAATGGTCATTTACTGTCAATATCAATTCTTGATACCTAGTTTTAGGATGTTTTATTATATCTCTTTTATCTATTGAAAAAATACCCCACCAAGTGCTCCATCTAGCATTAGTTCTTCCGAAAAAATAATTATACCATACATAATAGGGTCTCAATCTACATTTTTTTAATTCAACATCATCACATTTTAATAAATTTGCACTATCGGAAGTTTGCCAATTATCTAATTGAAAATATTTAAAACTTTCACATACATTATTTTGATAATGTCCTAAAAAAAAAGCCTTCTTATAGTTACTTTCAATAATCCTATTTAAAATTCTTATAGCTTTGTTTTTTTTGTATTCAATATTGAGTGAACCAGGAAAAAATACTGTAATATTTGATAAATTATGATAATTTTCAATTATATGATACAAATATGTGTGGTCGTTTTTCCCTAAATTATTCAATTTAATAATATTTTTAACGTTACCTTTTTCAAAGTCATCATTTTCTCCCTTATTGTAAACAATGTAGTTAAATTTATTGAAAGGTTCTTCTAATGACCAACTTAAATCTTCATTAAATCTTGATATAATAATATCTATGTTTTCAGCCATAATAGTTACTATATAATGTTAAATTAATAATAAATATAACATTATTTTTATTCTGATATTGTAGATGGAAAATTACCAGATTTTACACAAGGTAATAATGTGAATTTTTTATTGATAAAATTTACATATTTCCATAGCTTCCAATCCCATAAATTTCCTAGATTTTTATCACCATAATTATCTGATGTTATTGAAAATTTTGATAATGGATGTAAATGATGTTTCAAAGTATTTATAACTCGTTTATTGTACAACATTGCACACGTTCCACCCCAACCATAATGTCTATCGTCTAGTAAAACAATATCATATTTGTTGTTTTCAGGATTTTCTACAAAACCACTGATTTTATTTAAAGTATCTTCGTCTATTACAGAATCGTCTTCTAATATACAAAACCAATCATAGTTTAAATTGCATGCTATTTCAAAACATTTAATATTTGACATGGTTAAGCCTTTTGTTCCATAATGCCCATATAAATTCAAATTCGGGAAAGATTTTTCAACGCTACCATCATAAATCCATGTTCTTTTAGTTTCAATACTTTTAAATAATTTGCCGATTAAATAATTTCGCGGGAAAAGTAATTTTTGTGCATCTTCATCATTACTCATATCATAACCATTTACAGCTCTGACTCGTTGAAAATTACATCCCAACTCAGATAAATTTTTAGATATTAAATCATATCTATCTTCATTTTTATCTAAATTTATTACTAAAAAATACAATGACATTTTGAAAAATGTGTATATATTATAATATTATAATATTAGATGTAAATATTTCTTTGATTCCATAATTCACCATAATATTTTATTTTTGAAGCATATGATTTTTCCATATCATGTCCATTATAACTCTTTAATACAGGAATATTCTGATAATATATAAATTTATTATTAACATCTATTAAACTATGTTTTAAATCTACAAGAGGGTCATTTGTAGAAATAAAATTCGTTAATAATTTTGGCCCTGTTGGACACAGACAACAATTTCCGTAATATTTGTTTTGGACATTTTCTACTATTCGTCTAATTGCTTTATATAGTATTTGATTTCCTGGCAAAGAAACCATCAATGCGTTGTATATACCTGCGTCATCAGCATCTAACACGTAATGTTCACTTTCGCATAAATTAATAAATTTAAACCCTTTATAAGGTGCATATTTAATATCCAAATAAATTCCTCCATGTATGAAAAGCACGCAATAACGCCATAGATCTGCTTTGTATGCGCCTGGAATTAGTCTATCGTATGCATTTAATACATCAGGTCTAAAATATTTGTTTATAAATTCTCTGCAATCATTATCATCATACAATTTATAGTAAAACCTAGGATTATTTTTTTTTATTTGTTCTACTGCCTTAAACATCAATGGTGGTAATAATTTTGTATGCCATGTTTGAAAAATATTTTGGGGAATTACACAATTGTATTCTGTTTTATTTATAAAAGAATTATTAGGTAATACTACATTATTTCTCCTATTTTGCCTTTTTTTTTTATTATTCAAAATATTATTTAGTAATAATTTATTCATAATATTATTACTAAATAAAAAAATATAATTTATAAAAGCAAATTATTTACCATTGTAAATATTTTTAATAATATTATTATAAATTAAAACTAACCCAATATGTCACAGAAATTTGAAAATGGACTTTTTATATTTCGGAGAGATTTTCGCATTGTAGACAACAATGGATTGAATTTATTAAGCGAACATTGTAAAAATATATACACCATTTTTATATTTACACCCGAACAAGTAACAAATGCAAATCAATTTAAATCAGATAACGCCGTCCAATTCATGATTGAGTCATTAGAAGATTTAGAATCACAAATCAGTAATAAGGGTGGTAAATTGTACACTTTTTATGGTCACAATGAAAAAATAGTTGCGCAATGCATAAAAGCGTTCAATATCAACGTTGTTTGTTTCAATTTAGATTACTCCCCATATGCAGTAAAAAGGGACAAAGAAATAGTTGCATTATGTGAAAAAATGGAAACCTTTGTAATGTATGACCACGATTATTATTTGCATGAGCCAGGAAGTATATTAACTGGCTCTAACACTCCTTATCAAAAATTCACGCCATACTATCAGGCTGCTTTAAGAAAAAAAATACAGCCTCCAAAAAATGCAAGTCCAAGTAAGCTTCATTTAACTTATGCGAAAAAACAAATTCCTAACCGTATTTCTTTAAACGATGCAATGAATAAATTCACAAAACAAAACCCAGACATTTTAGTTCACGGAGGACGTCAAAATGCTATTAGACAACTCAGTCTAGCAAATAGAACACAAACTCATTATTCTTCAACCCATAATGAGCTGTCAAAAAACACTAGTGAATTAAGCGCATATATAAAGTTTGGTTGCGTTTCTATTCGCGAAGTTTATCATGTTCTTAAATCAAAACGCGATTTAATAAGGCAGCTCATATGGCGCGATTTTTATGCAAATATTTTATATTCATTTCCATATGTTTTAGGACATGCAATGAAAAAAAATTATAACAAGATTCACTGGCACCATAATGCAAAATGGTTTGAAGCATGGAGAGAAGGTATGACAGGGTACCCTATTGTAGACGCCGGTATGAGACAGCTGAACCAAACAGGATATATGCACAATAGAGCACGCCTAATAACAGCCAGTTTTTTAGTAAAGACGCTTTTGATTTCATGGGAACACGGAGAAAAATATTTCGCCAAAAAATTGACTGATTATGACCCGGCTTCTAATAATGGAAATTGGCAATGGATTGCGTCAACCGGTGCTGATAGTCAACCATTTTTCCGCATTTTTAATCCATGGGAACAAGCCAAAAACTTTGACCCAAAAGCTGAATATATTAAGAGATGGATACCCGAATTAAAAGATGTTCCTGTTGAAGATATAATGAAATGGGGTGAGGTGTCAACATCAACATCAACAACGAAAACAATAAAATATCCAAAACCAATTGTAGATTATTCAAAACAGAAAAAACTTGCTTTGCAAATGTATAATTCTCTTTTTCATTGAACTTTTACTTGCGTTACTTATAATAAAAAAAAATTTAGTTAATTAATATGGGATATATTCATGACATATTAATTAATTTAATATGTAATAATAAATATAATTTTAATTTATCTGTGATTGTAATAATTACATTATCAATTCTGATATTATTTGCAATAATTAATATAATTATCAGTTATTACATAATAAAATATTTAGAAATTAACGTTGCAAATGATATTTATTTTTGCAATTATAACTACAATAAAAAATCGGAAGAATTATTAAAAAAATATGGAAATTATAGAATAAGAAAAATATATTTAGTTAAAAATCCAGTTACAAAGCTAAATACTTTTTTATTGAATTTAATTACATTTTATAATTACGAAAAAACAATTTCAAATGTGAATCAAAATTTTAAAAAAAAGTGTACGCCTTGCCACATTTCATTTATGATTGAAATTGAATTAAATAGTAATAACAAAAAATTTTTATTACTAGAAAAAACGAGTTATGTTAATATAAGCGAAAATATTCATTTAAATGAACAAAAAAATTTGAAAATAATAAAACTACCAAAGAGTGATTTTACTATTAATTCAATATTAAAAGAAACTCAAAATAGAATAGGAGAAAAAAAATTTTTTAATTGGAGTATTTATAAAAATAATTGTTCTATATTTATTAAAGAATTACTTATTACAGTTGGTTTATATAATAAATCAAATATAAAATTTATAAGTCAAAATAAATTCGTAAAAAAAATAAAGTTCACAACTTTGACTTTACATATCATAAATATTTTATGTACATTAAATAATGTTGCAGGTAATTATTTATACATTTGAAGATTTGCGCTTATGTAATATTCATATTTGTATGGTTTTTCAAAAAATTTATAGAACAGCTTTCAACAAGTAAACCTCCATTGGCATATATGCCGTAATTCATTCGTTCGTCTGTATTCTCAAGTGCAACATGCCAGATTGTGAAGTTACCTTCCGAATTCCAAGGTTCTGCGCGTTCATCTAAACACGCAATGAGACGATACTTATTATCTGTTACAAAGATTCTCCCTGTATGCATTATTGTTTTTTCGCGCTGTTCATCTGTAAGTGTATCTACTAAAATAGAATGGAACCCTGTTATGTATAAATCCTCGGTTAGCTCAGGATATTTGTCGGGAGAACATTTATACAAACGGTCTTCCAAACGTTCATTATTTCCTGGATTTACCATACCTCCTTTTCCCATGAGTTCTACCTTTTTGTAACCATTGCAGCTTGTCTTTATTAAATCTCCTTTGCGTAAATTCTCAATAGGAACATATGTTTCTTCGCCTTCTACTAAAGCTAGAATCTTTGAGCCTTCTAGAAAGCATGGTGCTGCTGGATACATATAATAACTAGCAGAACCACTATCTGCATTTAAAACACTACCATTTGCATAAACAACATTTTGAGGTGATGAACCAAAACTATTATTAGCAATTCTCCAGTATGTATATCCTGAACCAGGACCGTATGGGCCTCCAGACCCTACAGTATAATTTCCAACTGACGCAAATAGGTTTGTAGATGCCAATGCATCCGCTTCACTTGGATAATATGCAATGCCACCTACACCAACAGGATTCACTAACTCATTCATTGGACCTAATATAAGACGAGGGACTTCTCCAGTATTTGTTGTCATGTGTAAAAGACCTTCGTTGAATTTAAATGCAGTATTTGCAGTTATAGGATAATGCATGTTGTCAATAATAAATTCACCCTGACTGTTATTTATATATGCTAAATATGTATTTTCAAATTTTGTAGACCCAACATCTATGTGAGGAGTTGTATCACCTTTAATCCATCTCATTGGTATTTCAGATACATTTGAAAAGTCTAAACCAAAGCAATTAGTTAGAGAAGTTCTCAATGCTTCATTAAGTGGTACATTAAAATACACTGTGCTGGGTGGATTAAACGAGTTGAGCTTAACTTTTGCTGCAGATACCTCTGGAAGTTGAGTTAAATATTCAATTTCCTCATTAGAAAATACATTGTAAAAAACAGATGCCATTTTATATAATATTATATATAATATTATTTATATAATATTATTTATATAAATTACATTATTTGATTCGTTTATTTTTTTTATGAGATTTACCTCTACGTTTTGTTTTCTTATGTTTTGGCACCTTTCTCTTTGTACGCTTTTTTTTACCACCTAACCTTTTATTTATTCGCATACTTGCTAATTGTTCATCCGTATATTCATTTGCGTCAAAATGCATGTGTGTGTCAATTATAGGTTCTGCGATTTGCATATTATATGGAGTAGCATTTGTTATATTTTGAGCATTACGCATATTATATGGGGTAATTGTATTATTTACGTAATCAGATACGTAAGCTTGTTGTATTGGGGAACATATTTTATCAAAATCTAACACATCTTTATTAAAACGAGATTGTAAAAGTTCTACAAGATGTTTATTACTGCAAATAATATTTATATTTTTGTGAAAATTCTTGTTAGTTGGGCTATATTGTAAATAATATTCAATCAATTTCACTAAAACAGTTTTTATATCTTCATTATTAATCGGTTTTCTAAGTATCAAATCAAAACTAGAGACAATATTTTCATTAGCAAGTTCTGGCACAGAATCCTGAGAATTCAAAAGTTCAAGCGCAACCAGATACATATTATTATTTATGCAAATCATGAGCGCTGTCTGTCCTTGACGATTTATTGAACCTAATTCAACAGAATCTTTATAGTTTCGTATTATGAATAAAGCAGCATTTTGTAGTCCAAACATACAACATGACATCAAAATATTGTTCTTCCTAATATTATTATCAATTTCAAAAATAGACAAACCATCTTCATTTCTAAAATTAGCATTATATTTGATATCTTTCATTACTTGTATTTCGTTTCTTTCACCGATTAAGGCAAATATTTGTTGAACTATATTGTTCATTTTTCCATTTGTAATTTCTTCATTTGTAATTTCTTCATTTGTATATTTTCGTTTTGACATTTTATATTATTATAAAAAATTTATACTATAAATAATAGATATATTATATTTTTTTAAAAACAAGGTTCCAACTCGCTATCATAATTCAATATTTTACCTTGTAACACGTGAATATAATATTCATAATCTTTATTATACGCAACAACTTGCCATTTTGGAACAGCACACTTGCTTTTTGCAAGCTTATCAATATCAGTTAAATAATGTTGCCTATATTTTTCAGCAAGCTTTATTTTATCAATGATTGTATTTACATTTCTGTCTTCAATGAATAAAGAACAATAAACCGGTTTATTGCCATTGATTGTTCTTCCAATACGGCAATCATTATCGTTTATTATGACTTTATTATATTCAAACCCATAGGCAATTGCAATAGTATTTTCACTCATATTTATAAAGTTTATATATAATTATTATAAAATATAAAATTGATATTAAATACTTTTATACAATAATATAAATTAATAAGTATTATTTATATTATAAATAAAATGAACCAAAACTCTAGCAATACTACTAAACAAACTTTTATATTTGTGGACGGTAGTTATTATTGCTTTCACAGATATTATTCACTCTTGAATTGGTGGAAAAATGCATTTCCTGAAGACCCATTAAACAATCCTATTGAAAATCCTGTATTTGTAGAAAAATTCAAAAAAACCTTTGTAGAAACCTTGCAACAAATACCCAAAAAATTGAATTTATGTAAACCAAAACCAAAACCTAGAGGGAAAAAAACCCCTGCCCCCATGACCACCACCACTGCCACCACAAGTGATAATGATGAACCTATTATAAAAATGATTGTAGGAAAGGATTGTAAGAGAGAACACATATGGCGCAATGATTTTTATGATAAATACAAGGCAACCCGACCAAATGGTGGAGCGGAAGATGGATTTATGGGTGGACCATTTTTCAAAATGGCTTATGAAGAAAACCTCTTTCAAAAAGCAGGAGCCGAACAGATTTTATATCATCCGCGACTAGAAGCAGACGACTGCATCGCCATTTATGTAAAACAATTGGTTGAAAAATACCCAGCAAACGAGTGCAGTATTTATATAATTACAAGCGATAATGATTATTTACAATTAATAAGAGAGAATGTACACATATACAATCTTGCTTTTAAAAATTTGAAAGAATCCAAAATATTTACAGGTAATCCAGAAAAAGATTTAAAAATAAAAACTATTATGGGAGACGCAAGTGATAATATACCATCCGTTTTCCCAAAATGTGGAATCAAAACAGCCATAAAATGCGTGGAAGACAATGAATTCTTTGAGAAAAAAATGAATGATAACGTTGCATATTATGAACAGTATTTATTGAATGATACATTGGTTTCTTTTGATAAAATACCGGAAGAATTGGTAGATGAATTTAGTAAAAATAATAAATTTATATAATATATTAATTAAAATCATATACTCATATTATATGATAGGAGGAAGAATAAATACAATAAATAATTTTAGAAATATTATAAGCAGTGGAAATTTTGGTAATGTAAATTTAGAAGATTTTAAAGGAGATAATATGGTTCCTATGGATGGAATTACTATGGTTAATCAAATACAAAAATTAGATTCCGTGCATGATTTTGGCGGGAGTCGTGGTAATAATTTAGCTACAGATGCTTTATCTAAGTCAAGAGATTCAGTTAATTTTTCATTTAATCAAATGATTCTTTTTTTTATTCAAAAATATTCTTTTAATAATAATAATTTAAAAATTCAAGAAATCCCAATACAAAATTTTTCAAATTTTTCATATCCAGGACGTGGACAAGTCCAACGAGTTGCAGATGATGTAGAAAATTACTGTTTTTTATTGGCAATGAAGGAAAGTCTACAAACTAATAATATGAATTTCAATATCAATTATAATTTTCAGTCTCTAGATAAAAATAATATAACAGGTTTAACAACTATTAAAAATATTTTAGCAGAATTTTTTAATAATTACATAGATGAAGATGGTAGTGAAAAAATAAATTTTATTGTAGATACTCCAGGGGATGTAACAAAAATATTGAAAAGTGACCGAACTGAACTAACAAATAGGTTTGCATATATTCTTACACAAGAATCAGCACACGATTCAGCAAAAGGCAAGCCAACTTCTCTTGAACCAACAGTTTTGAATGAAGCATATCAAGGAAATGCATTTGTGGAAACCTATTTAGATAATAATAGGTCATCAAGAACATATACAACTGGATTAGGAGTAGGAAATTTTGAAAGTAATTTCACCATTACATTTAGTGGTTTGGGGTATGTTCCGTCTCCAAAAGAACATTTTTCAACTAAAGTAAATTATACAAAAAATAATAATTTTAATCAAACAATTGATTGTACTTTAAATGGGTTGATACATCCTACAAATGTTCCACAAATTACAAAGGCCGTTAATGCTTTCATAAAAAACTCAAATTTAAGAATAAGTCAACAAACTCAAAATACACTTAATACTACAAATCCTATTACAGACTTTTATGATAATTTTAAAATTCCTAATAACAATTATAATTATACGCCCGATGTTCAAAATGCATTAGATTTTAATTTTACTAAGAAACGAGCCGGTGATGGATTACAAGCAAAAATAGTTCAATTAATTAATTCACAAACCTTTCGTGGTTTAACATGTTATAAGATGGCAGCAGTCAGAAGAGGTACTGGTGGTTGTGATACTAATAGAATAATTACTATAAGAAAAGCAGTTTTGGTAACAGTAGACCGTGTGTTATTTTCATATTGCATTAAGAATAGAATTCCTGCTATTTTTTCAGGGACAAATTGTATTCTATCTTTTAATCCGACGCGCACTCAATCATTTGAGCAGTCAGGAGGAAAATTATCGTCAATGTCAATGTCAATGTCATTGCCATTATTAGAAATAAAACCAAAAAATATTACAAATGGAAGAAAAAGTTTTAAAAAACTAGATTACCAGAAAGGTGGAACTACAGAAACAGACATAGTTGACATTATTACAGATATTCCTTTTAGTTTATTTAAACTTATGCCAAGGATATTGTTTGAACGAGTAAATAGAGTATCATGGGCTATCGTAAAAGCAAGATATATGACTATATCCAATGATACGGTAATTACGCGTTATGGTAATGGACGAAGTTGTATTTATTATCATAATTATCCTAGACAATTTTGGAATCGTGATGATTATAACCTTATAGTAACAGACGGACATGGTTATAACGCATTAGATGAAGATTATGTAATATGGTTAGATGATATTTTGAATGTTTATAAAGAACAAACAACTAATAATATCACATTCAATATAGAAACGCGATTTATAGGATTTAAATACACCCAAAATCATCCTACTTTTGATGAAGATGATATTGAAAAAATTATAAAAGATACAGGAAACATTAAAACTAGACTTCAAGAACAATTAAGGAGAGAAAATTTAAATTTGGATGTTGACTCTGTAAGAATATTTTTATCAGAATCTTCAGATGATTCAAACCAAGATGCAGATGAATCAACACAATCTGCTGGAGCAAAAGACGACGATGATTACAATTCACCTGAAAAACTAATAATTCCTGATAATCCAAAATTGAATGTATTTTTAAATTTTTTCTATAACAATGATATTTCACTTGATAAAGATAAACTTACTACGAATAATTTTTTGGCATTATCAGCATATTTATGTGTTTTTGATAGGTATGAAATAAATATGTGTTTTGATAATGATAAATATGAAGAAGATTTCATAAAAATATCAGAAACTCTTCCAGAAGTTTCAAATAAAATTTCTATGTATCTTTTTTTTAAATTTTTATTAGAAGATTTTTCAACACAACATGATAAAATTTGTTATGGGTTAATGGAATATTTTATAAATAATGGTGACGCTAATAATAATTATTTTGCTATTGCAGACGATTTACAAAGTCAAATATACTATATTTATTGTGATGAAATAGTAAGACCATATTATGTCAATGAAATAATAGAACAAAATATTTCTGATGGTACTATTAATACTGAAGACCCTATATTTATAAATACAAAAACTTATTTTGAACAATTATATAGTCGTATAAATGAAAAAAATATTGAAATTACAACTTATTTAAATGAACCAGCTAGACAAGACAATATAGAAGGCAATATAGAATTAGAGAAATATATTAAAACTTATTTCAATATGTACGGATTTATGAATATGACAACTGAATTTATAGATTCAGTTTTTGAACCTGAATCAGAAGCTATTAAAGAAAATGACGATACAAATGCAATAGCAAAAGGTATTCCGGGATTATCTACTCAAGAACGTATGCAAAGAATTGAAGAACAACAAAGTAGATTTGCATCAACGCCATTAAAAAGTTCACCCGTTCCAAAATCTTCATTAAGCCCTTTTGACCCATCAAAACAAAAAACATCTTTAGATGTCTCTACATTTTCTGACGGCGATGCATCAAATATGGTAACATCCAAATTGTCTAGTAACATTGGTAGAGGCGGTAAAACAAAAAAATATAGGAAGAACAAAAACAAACATTTGAAATCAAATAAAAATAAGAAATACTTTTCAAGACAAAAAAGGAAAACTAGAAAAAATCGCAAAAATAAATATAACAAAAAGACAAAACGATTCAATAAATAAGAGGCAAATCATCGCGAACAAAATAGGCCTCCCCTTCGCGACTCCATTCTACTACCATCGTGATAATTTCAACTCCATTTTCCATTGCGAAACGCACAGCTTCTCTATATTGAGGGTCTAAAACAGAAATGGTAAATCTATTTACGTCAGTTCGTTGTATTACATAACACATAATACAACGAGTTTTGGATTCTTTTTTTATTAAAGTAAGTTCGCGAATATGTTTCAATGCTCTTGGACTGACCGTATCAGTTGCCTTTTTACGATAACCATCCGGAAAATACGCAACTTTTGACCCAAAATCCCGCTCACTATAGTTCCTTTTTTTACGCTCAATAGCAGTTATATCTTCATAATCAGCAAGAGGAACATTTTTAACTTCCATGATGAAGGGTATTCCGTCCTTGTCAATACCACTAAAATCAAACCGCGAATCTACTTTGTCCTCTACATATATTACCGTTTCTCTCTTATATGATTTTATATTTTGCAATTTTGATAAATAATTTTGAGTCAAAGCTTGTTCAGTCAAGTCTTCTGCCAACTTTGGATGAATACCTACAATTGTTTCTTTGTTCCGTTCCTTATCTATGAAACACGATAAATATACACGATATTCACATTTTGGTTTTTCTACTACTGTATCATTTTCGCCCATTGGTTTTTTATTTTTGTTTTTAGTTTGTATTTTTGCCATCAATATGGTTGCGCCAACATCGGCTAAACCACAACACCCAAGTGAAGCCGTATGACCTAATATTTCTTCATTTTGTTTAGTTAGGGGTATAATATCTGCAACATAGGGCGATTTAATCATTTTAGAAGGCCGTTTTACAACTTTGCCTTCTATTAAATCGTGTAGTTTCATTAATAATTTTGACATTTATTAGGTTATTTTAATATGTAAAATAAATGTCAAAATATATTATTCATTTTTATTTTAAATAATATATTATTATTATAAGTATAAAAATAAATAATATAATGAATAGTGTTCCAAATGAATTAAAAATAACAATAAATACGAGTATTCCTGGTTTTCAAAGCATAAAATATAAACCTTATATGACACTTCCAAATGATAGAAGTGACGATTCAGTACAATTTAATCCACTAGTTAAATTAAAACCGTCTGTCATCAAATCAATGCCATCAAATATTCAAGTAAGTGAATTTTTCAATAAAGGTTTATTCCAATCTTTGATAAATTCACATGGCTTAGTCAAAGCGAAATCTTTAGTAGAAGCAACTAATAATGGTTATATAGATAATAATATTAAAGTAACTTTAGACACATTATTTCCCAGTAATAGCGTCTTGTATATAAATAATCAACCTTATGCTATTGCTGACGTACAATGGAGAAAAGGTGATTGGAAAATTGATAAAAAAATACAACAATTACCGGAATTGGAAAGTAGTAATATTGTTGACCCTTATTTGTATAGAACTGTTGTTAAAGATGAAATAATTAGTGGCGAAAACGAGTTACAACAAATACCTAAAGAAATTGTTTATGGCGCAACTTATACAGGTCCGCAAAATGTTGCAAGTGGTATTAAAAATGTTTCTAACTCAAATGCTTTAGCGTCTACTACATTTGGTAATCCTGCGACCGATACTATTAATATTGATAATAATGCCAATGGTGTTTCTCCGATTAAACCACAAAAACCGGTAAAACCAACGACGACAACAACATCCAGAACCCTAGTTTCGCCCAGTGTTTCATTAGAGTATGAAGCAAGAGAAAAGGAAATACAAAATCAATTTTTAAAAATAAAGCAGCAACAAGACGCGCTTTTACAACAACAACAACTCGTAGCACAACAATTATTAAAACAAGAAAATAAAATATCAAAAGACAAAAGAAATTTATTTTTACAACAGCAAGAACAAATAGCAAGGGAACGTGAAAAATTAAATTTACAGCAACAAGTATTATCACAAGAGTTATACATGTTAAAACACAAATTTGAATCACAGAGGTTACAGATTGGTAATAGAGAAAATATTAATCCTAAAACTAGATATCCTGCTTTACCTCCTAGTAAACCATTCGGTAATCCATTTGATAATCCATCATTAATAATGCCACCTCCTAGAAATCCATTTGATAGTCCATATTTAATAATGCCACCCCCCAATGTAGAAGAATTAGAAGACGAAGAAATAAATAGCGGCTCTAGCTACAATATTGTTTTAGAAACTTCAGAAGCGTCAACAAAAACGTTGCAAAATTTTTTTAATAACAATAATTATTATTTTATGTTAAATATTATGTTCAAAAATATGGATTTACAAAATAAAAATAAAATAAATGAAATTTTTAAGCAAACCACAAACGTTAGTGCAAAATCTACAACAAATTTAAGTCAAACAGCTTATAAAAATACAGTTGAAAACATGCATGTAATTAAAAATGCAGGCGGCGGTAATTGTTTTTTTATAGCACTCGCAGACGCAATCAATTATTATAATAAAACAGCAATCAATGTTGACAAAATAATCTATAAAAATTATGGTAAAGGGAACGTACCTTTTAACCAACTTTTATTGAGGCAATTAGTAGGTTATTATATTTTACATGTAAATACAATGTCATTTAATGATTTGATTGATATATTACAAGATAACGCAAATGTTTATAATAATATGTTTAGATTAGAATATGAAGAGTATAAAAAAAATGTATTACATAAAGAAGATATTACGCCTGACATTTTTTTTGATATAATAAACAATATTTATTATGGAAATGATAATTTTTTAATAATGAAACCAACTAAAATGACAAGTGAAACATTAAAAACGCCTTTTAGAATGGTTAAACAAAATGAATTGGAAAAATATATCAATAGTGCGGATTATTGGGCAAATCCGATTGCAGTCAATGCATTATGTGAAATTTTAGGTTTAAATGTAATTATAATAGAAAATAAAAACGATATGATGAGAATTCCTTATATTTACGATGGTAACAAAGAAACATCCAAATATTTATTTCTTTTTCATGAATATAATCATTACGAATTAATAACATTTGATTATATATTTAATTCAAAACCTGTAACAAAGGTTATTTTCAAAAATAATTATCTTACACCTCCTTTTTATATAATATTTTTAATTTTTGCATCTAATTATATTAAAATTATAGATGCAAATGATAAGAAAAATTTTAAATTATTGCAAAATTTTATGAAAGCGTTGTTTGAAATTTATAACAAAATAGAAATAAAGGCAAAAACCAAGGGAAGGATACTAACAAAAAACAAAGAGAACGTACAATTTATCAACTTATTTAATAGGTTTTTTTTACAACCAACAATTCAAGGAGGGTCATTATCTCCATATGAATATAGAATGAACAACCCATATCAAAACCAACCTCAATACATGCCTAGATTTATTAAAAAAAATTCATCCACAAATTTTGATACGCCACAATCAAATATAAGTTATTATATTACAATTGATATGTATATACAAAAAGGAACATCATTGTCACGTAATGAAGTAAGTAATTTAAAATGTAGAAAACGATGGAACGCCATAAGGAAAAGTTATGCTGATTTAAGAGGACTTACCTATGTAATCAAACCCGACTACAACAATTTACCATCAACAAAAACAGAAAATAGTAAAAATAGTAAATCTAAAACTCAAAAAGGAGGTTTACGTTTACAAATCAAGAAATCCAATAATAAAACTAGGAGACATAATAATTATTTACTATCGTAGTTATACTTGTCAAAATCAAATTTAGCAAAGGCTTCTTTTTGCTGTTGTCTTTGTTTTTCTCTCTTTGCTTTTTCCAAAATGGAAATAGCACTTGCGATTTCTGTTTCAGAAACGTCTCCACTATTATTGGTATCTAGTAATTTATGTAAAACCCTGAAGTCATGAGGTACTACACACAAATTGCTTTCTTCATTAAACAAATGTTCGGATAAAATAGTAAATACTGCAGTTAATCCTAAAGCTACATAAATATCACGAGTACCCATCCATGCCATTGCAAATACGAGTAATTGTTTACTTAAGCTAAATTTCATATATTCTTCTGTTGATTTACTAAATTGTATTGCCATGAATTTTGAACCAACGTTTAATAAAATCATTATAACACCTGCAAAAAATTTACTGTTATTTAAATACATTACATGACTATTTATATAACCTAATCCATTGAACAATGGAGTAAATATATGTGTAGTCTGATTTGGAATAGGTTTTAAAGGTACTTTCGTCATATATTTAATTAATATATTAAATTAAACCAAATTTTCTAAAAAACAAATTTGTATTGTCTGATATTTTGTTATAATAACCTTCACCAGTTAAACGAATATTTCTTATGTGAGGGCGATACATTTGACGAAACCCCGATGTGAAATTTTCTTTATTTGTATTAGTATCCAAATTCATCAAAAAGTATAATACATACAATATTATAAATATAACTACAAATTCCGCAATTATTTTAATAATTGACTTAAAATAATTCATTTATATTATAGAGTTATAGTTATATTTTATTTTTATTTTACAAAACACCGAAATTTTCGCTAAAATTTGCAGATTCGTATGGAGCTACTTGAGGAGATTGCATCAAAAATTGATTTACTGGTATAGAATTAGATTGCTTTCCTCTTTTAATATTGTTTTCGGTTGACTGCAAATCAAACCCTTCAATAGATGGACTTGCAGTTGTAGTACTATTTGTTGCGCCACTATTGTTGCTGGAATTATTTAATGCTGATGTAATAACATCTATTTTATTATTCTGAAGACCTGTTGTTGTTGTTGGGTCTGTTGTTGTAGTTATAGATGTAGGTGTAGATGTAGTTGTAGATGTAGGTGTAGATGTAGTAGAATTTTGTGCATTAGCTGCTTGAGAAACAGCATTTTTCGCTTTTTCTACTTTGTCACCAACAACATTACTATTACTTGTAGTACCATCAAATCCTTCATAATAAGACGAATTATTATTATTGAACATTATTATTATAATAAATACACAAACAACTCCTAAAATTTTATGTAAATAACTTGCAAATAATAGTATAATAATAAGAAATGCTCTTCCTAAATAAGTATCAGTGAAAAAATTAAATAATCTAGATTCACTTAAAAGAATTACCAACAATAATGCAAGAATAACCCCAATACTATTTTTACCTAAGCTGTTTATAGCCATTTTATATTATTCTCATATAATATTTTTATTTTTTTGACAATAATAATACAATTATTTTATTAAATATATAATATTTAATTTCAGACTGTTTAACAAATTATTATCTTAATTTTTATTAAGAGGAATGTCTTTAGCAATGTACGCTGCTCCATTTAATGATAATTCAAATAACAATAATGATAATGATAATGATACTAATAATTTAATGAACAAAAAAAGGCAAAACCATAATCATAATAAAACCCAAAAAATGTATAACAATAATAAAGAAACATTTACTCCTTCAAGAAATTTTGATAAAAAAAAAGTTAATTCAGTTTTAGAAGAAATTCACAATAATACTGAAGATTCTAATTTGGAAATGGAAAATTTTAATCCGCCTCCTAACCCAGAATCATCAGGAGTAAATAAAACTATAACTAATGAAGCAATGCAAAACATGACAAATCAAAATAATATGAATATGTACAAAGTATTAGGAAAATCACCGCAGCCCAATTATGATAGCGAAAATGATTTAGACTTAAATAACTATCGTAGCAATTATGGTGACAATAAAAGTATAGATGATTATTATAAAAAAATGCTTCCAAGTATGAATGGTCTAGTTCAAAAAAATCCTGCAAATAAGCAATATTACAACAATGAAGCGCAACAAATGCCTAGTTATGGAAATTCGCCGCCAACACAAGATGTTCTTTTACAAAAGTTGAATTATATGATTAATTTGCTTGAAGAACAACAAGATGAAAAAACCAACAATGTTACAGAAGAAGTAGTTTTGTATTCATTTTTAGGAATATTCATTATTTTTGTTATAGATTCGTTTGCCAGGGTTGGAAAGTATGTGCGCTAGTCCACCTTTTCCACCTTTAGAAAAGGTGGAGCCAAAAAGCGTTGCGAAATAAATTTTATAAAAAGATAAAACAAAATTATTTGTCTCCATCTTTTTCAACAGAAAATTATTGTATATAAATATATAGATATATATATACACAATGATATCATCATATAGATTAGGAGATTTAGTTGTATTATCATTAAATGAAGAAGAGAAAAATGAAATATTACTTCAATATCCTGATTCAATTGGTAGCAAATATATTAGAATGAAAAAAGATTCTGATAATAATATAGATATAATTACAAAAATTGTATTAGAACATATAGAAGAAAATATAGATTTATTACCAAAAGATATTGATGATAGCACTTTAATACATTTAAGATTGGGTGACGTTGTTCGCGGTAATGAATGGCATGAAAAAATGAAAAGACCAGTTCATCCAACTTATTTACAAAAAATAATTCCTAAAAATAATGATAAAATATATGTAATAGGCAAATGTTTTTTCGCAAAAACAAGTTCAACAAATTACGATGAGTGTATTAGTGCTTCAAATAAATATTTAGATAATGTATTAAATACTTTTAACGCAGAATATATTGACACAGGAAACGCTGATATAGATTTATGTTGTGCTGTAAAAGCCAAAGTATTTATACAAGGAAGAGGTCATTTCAGTAAATTGATTTTAGAAATCAGAAAAAAAATGAATTTGAAGTGTATTGAAACAAGCTGTACTGATTAATTTTTATAATTTACATATAAAAATTAATAATAAAAACAACTTAAACCATTGTCTCTATATAAGAATAATAATCATAAATAATGGCTACAAAATACATAATAGTTCACAACAAACATGAAGGTTGTTATGATTTTCAATATTATGAGGATAATTCTACAAAAACAAGATTGACCTCCATTACAATCAACCCACCCAAAGTGTTTTTATTTACTGACAAAGAGCAAGCACATGAGTTTTTTAGCGAATACATGAATGATGTAGATGTATTAGATATTAGATGCAAAAAAGAAAATGATGAAGTAGAGCATATTGATTATTGTACATGTGGTTGTATTGAAATGGACGATGATGGAAATCCGATTCTGTTTTACAATAAGAAAAACCAAATATTTTTTCTAGAAATTGGTGCACAAGTATTTACACCTCCATGCGATATTAAAATTGATATTAGCAATTTAAATTTAACAAATAAGCTAATTCGCAAATGCAAGACTCTAGGAAAGGAACAAAAACAGCGATACATAGAATTAGGTAAGATGTGTGAACAATTAAAAGATGATGATTTGTAAAGCCTTAAAAAAAATAAAATAATAATAATATATATTATTATTATATACAATGTTTTGCGCCCCTGTAATCACATATATTTTAATATGTTTACTAGTTTTAATACAATATCCAACGTATAGTTTAACAGCTGTTAATATGATAAATAATTTATTTCAATGTCTTTTATTATATTATTTATGCAGTATTGGTTGGAAACGCATCGCATGGGCTATCGTTATAATACCAGCCCTTTTTGTATTTATATTTTTTAGAAAATCTTTTAATGATTATGCGAGTTCGTTTGAAGTAAATAATAAAAAATCAAAAAAATAAATTGTTATTAATTAATAACCAATACCTTATTATGTTTAAAACTATGATATGCAAAATTATAAAAAAAATATGCTGTTGGGCTCACAACAACAGGTGCTGTTTTCATGCATATATTTTCAATTATCAAATTGTTATGTGAAATATTTTCTATAACAGCAAATCCAAAATAATTTTTTTCGGCTGTTTTCCAAAAACTTATTTTGAATCCTTGAATAAAAATGTGATTATCATTGTCTTTTGCATATGAATCTTCAAACCCATTAATAGATGCAAAACAACTCAAAATTTCTAACCCTTTTTCATAAAATACACATGATTTTCTATAAAAATATGCGCATTTAATACTATTACTATCATGTTCCATCAAAACATAAACAAAAATATTCTTGGTTTTTATAAGTTCAATAATATTTGAGTGTTCTGTATTAATAATAATTTCAAATTGTCTACTAGTGGCTTTCATAAAGTCAACCAAAAAATGATAGTTTTGTTCATTAATTTCCAATAATTTGTACATAGCATGTAGCTCAAGCGGTTTATGCCATTTTTCCATAGAAAACCCATAAGTAGAATAAACACACAACGGTACGATTCCTGTTAATTCGTCTTCTCTCTTAAATAAACTTACAGAAATTTTTTTATTAATATGACTTTGATTATAATGATGTGTTTGTATAATTTGAGGAGCTATTCCTTTTTTTCTGTAATTTTTATCCACACATAAATAATCTACATAATAAGCATCAAAATAGCTCTCTTTATCACCTTTATTGATGAAAACATGAATTGGTCTTGATGTCATAGCACCGACAACGCGAGCGTCCTCTACAATGGTTCCTTTTTTTAAGTCAGTAACAAGTTCTTTTTCAGTATAAAAAGATACAAATGATATATCGTTATGTCCTGTGAAATAAGGCGCGACGTTTTTAATGGTAGGCGAAAATACATTGTCTTTATTTTGTAAATAATTGATATTAATAAAGTTGACAAACTTCTGCAATTTAATATGAGATATTTCTTTATAAACAATGGTTTCAATATTTTTGAAATTGGTATATCTGTTTTCTTTTGGTAGTTCATGATTGATTATTCCTGGAGGTGCAAACATATACCAAAAATCATAGACATGAAAAACCGGCTGTAAAAACCAAAAGCCGTATTTGATTCTTATGTAGGTATAAAGAACAATTATAATTGATGTTAATATAATAAATATGTAAGGTAATGTTTCATACATATGTATTTGTAATGTAAATAATTTTTTGTCAAATCAACGAAGGATTAAAGTGGGTCCAATGCCCACAATTCAGAGAATGTTGACGCTTCATTTGTTGAGGAGTTTGCGTTGTTCGCGTTATTCTTTATAAATTGTTGTTTGGATTTTTCGTAAATATCCATTGCATTTTCTTTATTCAAAAAATTGCCAATTGTCACCTTTTTATTTTCCAAATCTTTGTAATGACTGAAAAAATATTCAATCTTATCTAATGTATGAATCGGAACATCGTTTAAATCATGAATATTTTTATAGGTAGGGTCAATTTTCACTACTGGACAAGCAATAATTTTTGGATCATTACCTTCATCATCAGAAGTATCTAAACAACCTAATATTTTGCATTTTATGTAGGAACCAGAAACCAACTCATCTTCCATTAATAAAACTACATCTAATGGGTCTCCGTCATCACTCAGCGTATTTGGGATAAAACCATAATTAAAATTGTACTTTAATGGTGTATGTAAAATTCTGTCGCAACGTAGCGCATTCATTGTTTTGTCATATTCATATTTAATGTGTGAATTTTTAGAAATTTCTATAAAAACGTCTATTACTCCCGGCGAATCCATTTATTATAATAAACGTAATTTAGTGTTTAAATAATTAATTATGAAATATACAAATATAAAATATAAAATAACCACAACAACCCTTAACCTGGTTTCATAAAAACATATAAATATTGATATTCATAAGCTACCTTTACTAAATCTATTTTAGCATGCAATAAAAACCCAGCATCTTGTGCCATATTTACAATATCACTCAAATTGTTCATATATAAAATATGTTCTTGTTTTCGTACTTTACCGTCATTGAACTTGAATTTTTCATCAAAAATTGCTGTATCCGATGTTTCATCTAATTTAAAATCCGCATTATATATGAACTCATTGAAATTTACTTTTGTTTTTGTAATGCGTTCCTTTGCATATTTTTGAGGTGAAACAATGAATAATGGATTGCCTGGAGGCAATATAGGGTCAAATTTATACCTATCTACTAAGTGTACAACTAGGTAACCTCCTGGCATTAACCAATCCATACAATTATTAAAAAAACTTGCTTTGTCTTCAATGTAATAAAGTGTAAAGTATAAACACAAAATATGAGTAAATGTATTATTATTAAAGACATCCTTGTTCAATACATCAGCTTGTTGAAAATTCAAATTCGGATAGTTTTCTTTTGCTTTTTTAATCATGGAAGGAGATATATCAATCCCAACAACCTCTAAATTCTTGTTTTCTGCCATTTTTGCAACATGATGACCTGTGCCAGAACCTACATCTAAAATTACAGATTTTACATTGGGTACATTTTGATTTAATATTAAACCTACTTCATAGTCGTTTTTCATTTCATTAAAAACGAGAAAATCATAAATATTTGCATAAAAATCATCATAAATCTCTATTCCCTTTTTGAAAAGAAAATCTTTGGTTTGTTGAAAACCTTCTCTCTTAGTATTATTGTAAGGACTCATTTGGTGAACATATTTAAAGAATACAATAATAATGAGAAGCAATGATATCAATATTAATATTTTGCCAAAATTGGATAATTTGTTATATAAATTTGTAATGGATTTCAATGGATTTTTCATTTTTATCTATATGTATTGTTGTTATTTTTTTTGTGTGATTTTTATTATATATTCTATCTATCTTTTGTATGTCCAATGATTCGGAAATAAATGATATTAGACAATCTAAAGATTTTAAAGGGATTACCTTTTCCAAATTTAAAAAGAGTGATGTAAAAAAAGAATTGCTAAATAGTTTAATTAAATCAAAAATTGAACCTGCATGTTATTGGAGCGCTGAATTAATATGTTCAGGTCACTATAGTGATTTATGGGATATTATATTGCACTTCTACAGTAAATTTATTCATTTAGGAAATCCTAAAATTTCTATTTATTTAGAATTAAGAATTGATAATTTTAAGCAAATTGTTAACAATGGTTATGTAAATAATGAATTAAGAATGAGAAATAATGAGAAAATTAGAAAGTTATTTTGTGAAGTCATGTGTGTTTTATGCGATGCTAAAAGAAGACATAGTTTTGATGATGTCAAAATCAAAAAAGACGATTTTGATATGACACAAATGACCGATAGATTTAAGGCACCCAATATTCATTTTGCTGAAGAATATTTTATGAATGATGACCCTAAAGAACTATTTGTTGCTGTCAATGAATTAGCATACAACTTGGCTAACAATTCAAAAAATATTATTCAGAGTTGTTATTGGATTGAATGGTTAATTGAATTTGAAAATATATGTAAACATAAAAAGGAAAAATTAACATGTGAGCGTAGAAGCAATATACATTCTCAAGTAGAGAATAAATATCAATTAGATGTCATTTGGTTAATTTGGGATATGTTTTTAAAAAAATCGGAAACATCTCCGCCTATAATTAAAAAGATTATCAAAGCATTGCTTTCTTTATTTACGCTTAAATATACTAGCGGATGCAATAGGAAAAGAAGATATATATTATATTTTGTAGTATCACTTTTATGTGAAAATGTGAATTTAAATGAAGAGATTATGCGAGAACAACAAAAAGAGGTGGTTGCAAATGTTATCAAAAATATTGACGCTATTTATAGACAAATTAAAAAAAACGAAGAATCACCTGGAACAGATTATTTGTTCAAGGATGTGAAGGCTTCCAATTTAGAAAAAACGATTGAAAAATTAGAAGCAATGAATACTTTTGGAGAGAAATTTGTTCCAAGACTCTAGATAATAATCAGATTTATACCAGTGAACATTTATTTTATGTGTATATATTATATGGCAAAAATGACAAAAATGGCAAAAAAACGCACACTGGGCAATTCAAAAACGCGTAAAAATATGGGCTCAACCACAAGTATGAAGAATTTTGAGCGCGAAATTACTGTCTACTTTTTTGAAATGCTTTTATTAATAAAATTATATCATTGGAAGACGTATAGTTATGCAACACACAAGGCAACAGATGATTTGTACTCAAAATTCAATGAACATATGGATAAATTTATTGAAGTACTTTTAGGAAAAACTGGCATGAGAATTGATTTAGTAAATAAAAAACAAATATCATTATATGATTTGAATAATCAATCTCAGCTTGTAAACAAAATAAATTCATTCAAAGGTTATTTAGTTAATTTAACAAACAACAAAGCATTAAAACAAATGTCAAACACCGATTTATTGAATATTAGGGATGAAATGTTGAGCGACATGAATCAATTTTTGTATTTACTTTCTTTTAAATAGGTATTCAAGAAATGAACAGTTTATAATAAAAAAATAATATATGTATTTTTATTATAAATGGATAATTCATCATCAAAATCAATTATGGAAACTATAAATGATTCAATCGGTAGAAGCAATGCTAACTCAAGTTCAAGCGAAAATGGTAGCTCAACATTATCATCCAGCTCTACTACTAATGGTAACGGATTCTTTAGTTCTCTATTTTCACTTCCAATTAGTACGTGGATTATTATTATTATTATTTTAGCATTCTTAGGGTTGAATATTTTCTCCTATTTAGCAAAGGGAACACAAGATATTACAAACTTTTTCACTCCAATTATTTCAAAAATTTTGGGCGTTTTTGCTATGATTACCGGACAAGTCATTGATACTACTGCAGGTGGTGCAAAAGCTGTAGTCAGTACAACTACAGACGTTCTTGAGAGTGGTTTAAGTGATATACAAAATGCAACACATGGTACGTATAGTCAGGGAGCACAAGGTAACAAAGCAACTTCTACAGTCGGAAGTGCAAAACTTCCAAACGCAATACCGCAAGCAGATGTTATGAAAAACAACACTTTGAATAAAGCATTGAATACATCAAATGTACAGCAAAATATTGGCCAATCACATGAATATGTGGCAGATGATGCAACTAGTACTATTCAAAAAACGCAATCAAAAGGAGGGTATTGTTATATTGGCGAGGAGCGTGGATATAGAACTTGTATGCCGGTAAATGAAAATGATTCTTGTATGTCAGGAGAGATTTTTCCAACAAGTGAAATTTGCATAAATCCTAGTTTAAGGGTTTAATAAATTACAGTATTGGATGGCGACGATGCATTATCTGAAAGTATTCCAACAATATAAATTTCATAAGGTCCATTACTACTAGTCAACCCTGTTAATGTATCTGTATATGACGTAGTGTATGGAATAGTCTTGAATAAGTTATTATTAACAAAAATATTAAACTTTGTTACAGGATAACAATTATTTAATTGTAATGTCCATGATAAAGTAACACTGTTGACAGTAGATGAAACAATTGATAAGACTGGAGCGACTGGATAAATTGCGCTCTTGAAAAATTTATAGTTAGTAGGCCACTTATTTGTACTATTATTCATTGCAACACGTTGTTTTGGATACCAAGTTTGTAATTTAGGGTCCCAATATAATTCTTGGATAGGACCAGGAACATCAGAATCACTTGTCGGATAATATTTAGGTTGAAATGTTCTATCAATTACTGCTCCTGTACATGGATTTTGATAAACGCCACAAACTAAAGTACCTCCATCTTTAAAATTAAAATTAGGGCAATTAAAAGGGTCACTCAAAACATCAACCGGTATATAAGGTCCTGCAGGATTAGCAGGAGTGCCCGGAGTAATATCATTTTTTGGATACTCAATATAACCAACTCTTTTTAAACTCGTGGTATTAGGATTTGTATACGTAGCAGATTGTGTTGCCCACGTTTTTGTCCGATTTGTCCATAGCCCCTTTGCGATTTGAGAGTATCGTTGGTTTTTAGTTAATTGAGTTGTATTTTTTTTATATTGCAAAATATTTCCTTTATTGATTAAAGCTGCTCTATAATATATTGTAGGGTCATAAATGCTATCACTATTATTAACATTTGTATTTGAAGAATTATCATAAGTGTATTTATTATTAACCCTGCTCCATGCTCTCGGAGGGACAGGTAAATAATTATTTGAATAAGACATTTATCTAATATAATTGTTTATTTATTATTTTTATCTTCAATGAATAATAAAAATAATAACTTGACAAAATAATCAAAATTATTTATTTGGTAAATACATATTATTTATGGATTGAAAGTATCATTTGCACCTTTAAAGAACCACCTCAATGACAAGTAATTTGAATCTTTCATATTCATGCCATTATCTCCTTTCATTTTAGTATTAGGTCCTCTACTAGCAATGTTTTGAATAGCAGCTGTTCCTAAAGCGTAATTATAGTACCATAAATTAGAAATGTATCCATCAAACCCACCGTTCATTCCTACATATACATCACCATAATTTTGTTTAGGAACACTTGATAGTTGTAAACTTCTTGCAATTGTTCCATTAACATACACGTCAAGTGTCTTGTTTTGGCATCGTATAATAACATTCATCCATTTATTTAAAGGAATATCAGGAATTGATATTTCTTCATTGATAACATCAAATGTGTTCATCATAACAATTAATTTATTACTATCAGGTGCTAAATATAATCCAGGTGCATTATTAGGAAAATTCAATCCGGTTTCCGCTAAATTACTATTGCCTTTATAGAAAATATGTTTATACTGTCCTTGTAAATATTGTAAATTGTTTACATAAATCCAAACAGACCAAGTAAATTCTAAACCATCGCTTGCATTTACTGATCTATAAATAGTGACTGCTCCATTATTTCCACTTGCGTCTTGTGGGAAAACAATTGCATTTTTTGCGTCAACCATACCATTAATTAAATGTGGTGATTGACTTGGCGACATGAAATATGCAACAATAGAAATACCAAATTTTAATAATACAATAAAACCAAAAATCACGACCAATAAGAATGCAAATTTTGCTACTAAACTATTAGATTCAAAAAAACTACTATTTCCACTACTTGCTTTATTTGTTGAAAATGAATTATAATTTGAATTATCCATTATATATAATATATATTAAATGAATAAGAAAAATTATTAAATTTGTTAATTATTAGATTGATATAATTATATTTGAATCTAATAATCAAATGGTCTAAATAGTTACACTGCTTTGAGTTGTACCATTTTCAACTAATGATATTTGTACTTGGTAACCTTGCAAGAAATTTGAAAACATATTACCACCATAACCCTTTGTATAAATATTATAAGCTTGTTGGGGGTTTAAAGAATTAGGATAATACTGAAATCTTGAGGTCCAACCATCAAACCCTCCAAGTGGTGTAACATAAATATCTGCACTATTATTAACATTAGCAACTCCAGGTAATAAACACGTCTTTACTAATTTACCATCAATATATACATCAAGTGACCTACCATATATACTGATAGTTAAATTGACCCATTTTTGAACAGGTACATTTGCTACACTACATGTATGGACAACTGTGTTACCTCCAGGTGTAGTAGGTGTTTGATTAATTCCAGGAAAACATCCTAAAGATATATCCAAATTATTTTCTACGGCACCTAAAACAATGGCTGGGCATGGGTCAAGTCCACTTAAACCAGAAACAGACCCCCCTTTACTTTTACTTGGTGAACCCATTCTACCAAAAATTACTTTAGGTTCACCATATCTGTAATTGAAGTCATTAATGTAAAACCAAATAGAATAAGCGAAGTTGCTAGATGGAGTATTAGAACCATTGGTTGCTAAAGAAGACGCCTTAATAGTGCTAGCATTTTGACCATTTTGTAAACTCAATAAAGTGTTAGGGTCTTTAAAAATATAAATAAAAAACATGATAATCAAAACAATTATTAAAATAGTTAATACAATACCTAAAATACTCATTTCTTTAATATAATATAGAGTTAGAAATTATCTATTTACTTAATAGAAATAATTGTATTATTTGAATTATTTGTTACAGGAGGGTTTTTATTTTTCATATTGTTATAAATATTGTAAATATTTGTAATTGTTAATGATTTTTTGAAATAAACTACGTTACAAATTCCGCCATTTACACCGTTATCACTACCAACAGTTAATGCATCTAATTTCATGTATGGAATTACTTCAATGGAAGATTTAACCAATTCGCCGTTTAAAAATATATCTAAAGTTCCACCATTGAAATTGATAATAATATTATTCCATTTTTGAAGTAACAAATTTTTATTAATATAAACAATTCTATTGCCGTTATCATCAAACTCTAGTAATTTATTTTTACTTTTTTTATCCAAATCTTTTTGGTCCATAGTAATCATTAAAGTATTTGTATCAGCTTTATAAAGAACGTTTGGTTTGCCTCCATAATTTAATAAAGATGAATATTGACTGTAGCTTGGGCTTGTATTAGGCGCATTAGCATCTAAAAATATCCAAAAAGATATGCTATATTGGTAATTTAAATTATCGTTTCCATTCAATTGTTCATAATTAGCTAGTGGATAAAGATTGTTTGTATAAACAGGATTTTCAACTAATTGTTTACCACCTTGTATATTTATAAAATGCTGAATTTTTGGTAAAAATATGTATAATAAAAGTAAAACTATTATTATTAGTAATATTAATAAATTACTACTAGTTGTAGAATAATATTCAGACATGACTGTTTTCATAATGACATCAAAAACGCCTGAAAATAAACATGGTATATAAAAAATCAAATTAATTAACAGGTCAAAAAAACCATCTTTACTTTTATTTGCACCATTTGATGGTAATTTGACGAAAATTGTTTTATATATTAAAATCAATATAGCTATAATAAGAAAAATACTTAATATAAAACTTATAATACTTGAGTATCCTGATAAATGTTGAATATTATAAACAATAAATGCGATAATAATTCCAGAAAGAGTAAAACCAAACAAAGCAAGCAAAGCTTTTTTTGCATAGGTTAATTTTGAGTCTATAAAATCGGACGCTTTATTATTTTTAAATCCAGTAAACATGTTAACAACTAATAATATGGACCAAATTATGCATATAACAAATAATAATACACTGACAACAATTGAACTATTAGTGTTCTTAAAAAAACCGCCTGGGTAAGTTGTAATAACAATTGTCATTATAATTATAAATAAAAAGAACCCAATGCCTCCATATTTTGAAAAAGCTGAAATATTTCCCAATACATTTTCTGTATTGGTTGAATCTTTAAAACTATTACTAATATTGGGCAATGTTAGTAAAACTATTAAATATATAAATCCAAATATTCCCATTAAAAGTGTCAATAGTAAAGACGTATTGAAGTTTTTTGTCATGTATTCACCAGGATTAACGGAATAATATGTAATACCCAATGTAATAAAGCAAAAATACAGAATAATCATTTTTATTCTTTCATAATTTACATTGAAAGTTTGTACATAATTACTTCTGAAACTTATTACAAATAAAATGAATGCAATTATTAATGTAATAGGAACAATGTAATATGCGTTACTATCTAGTATATTTCTTGGTAATAAACGAAAAAATAAAATTATAAAAATTGTGTATAAAATAACATATGTAACATTATTGATTTGATTAAACAAACTTTTGAAATCTCCGAGACTAGGTAGAAATACAATACACAATATAAGAATAATTAGAATAAAACTGACTGAAATGATTGAATTAGAAATTTTTGGGTTTTTTATCGTTGGAATACTTAAATTTATATTTGTGATTCCATTTGTGATTCCATTTTTAACTCCATTTTTGATTGAATTTGCTTCATTATTTACGATTGATAACATTTCATTTTTTAAAGTATTTTCATAGTTTTTTGCTTGTTGTGCAATATTTAAATTTTTAAAATAATTCAGTTGTTTACTCAAACTTTCCAAGTTTTTCATTTCGTCTTGACTTTTTTTATAGTTATTCAAATAATCTTCAACTTTTCCTGGTGGTATGTTATCCGGGTTATAGCCTGGGGGTATACTATCCTGATTATATCCTGGTGGTATATTACCAGGATTATAACTAGGTGGTATATTGTTAGGCGCATTGTTAGGTGGTATATCAAAACCCTCTGGTTTAATTTTACTAAATGAAATATAATCTGTAATTATTAGTACAAAGACAATTATAATTAATATTAATAACAACAATATAAAAGGCCAAGATTTTGTCTTTATTTTTTCTAATACATTATTATCTAAATTTGTTTTACTATTTTCATACATGATATTATTTATATTATTATAATATAATGACACAATAAATTATTAATAAAATGAAATTACATTACATATTTTCACTAGCTGTTTTTTTACCATGACAATTACGACACAATGCGATTAGGTTTTGCACGTCATTTCCACCACCATATTCTAGTCGTATTTTATGGTCAATCTCAAATGTATGGTCTAACTGTGAATCGCAATGACCACATTTCCAATCTTGATTTGCTGCAACGTATTTTTTCTTTGTTTCGCTTACAGAACGTTTACTTGCGCCTTTACCAGATTGCATCATTCTTTGGTGTGATTGAGGTGATTGCTGCTGCCCAGAATTCACTCCGTATAATGTTTCCATGAAGCTATTACCAGTAGTACTGCCACTGCTATTGTTACCATCGTTACTATATCCATTGCTATTCGACGTAAAATCAAAAAGAGGTGTAAACATTTCTAATGACGATTTATCAATGGGCATATATTTGACTGCATTGTGTGCAGTTTGCAACATATTTTTACCTTGTTCTGGATTTCTTTTAAAAAGCAAATAAATTCCTAAACCTAAAATGCAATAAAAACCCATAGTATAATATTTTTTGTATGACATTAACATTTTACTATATTTTCCATCATGATATGCATTATAAACTAAAAATGCTGTTATTAATAATATCCATAATTCAATTCGCATATTATTAAATAATAATAATAAATTATTTTTTTCTTTTTATATATACTTGTAATTAAAGTATTTTTATACTGGTTCTGCTTTAATTAGTATAGGTTCTCTGTTACGTATCACTTTACACAATCCGCAATGATTACATATATATATTATTACAGAAGTTGTATCTAAAACATCTGCTGCATCACCAAAAATCGCTTGACCTATACCAGAACGTAGTTTTGATTTTCCGAAGCTACCAGTTTTTTCTTGATAGCTATTTTCTTTACATACTTCACAAAGTACATTTTTATCATCGTATGTGAGTTTAACATTGCCAGTTGCACCATATGATTTGCCACCTTTATTTTTTTTGGTTTTATTTTTACCTAAAATTCTTTTATTTTTATAACTAATCATTTTTATACAATAATTGTATAAAATAATTGTATAAAATATAAATTAATTTATTAAGAAATTTATATTTTTGTATTTATTTATTCTAGTTACATTTGAGGAGATAATGGCATCATGCCGCTCTGTTTTATAAATTGCATGTGATTTTTAGTTAGAGTTAATAATCCAAAAAACATTAATAAAATTAAAACATACGGTAACAATACTAAGAACCATGCTAAACTTTTCCATCCTTTACTGCACAACCATCCTAGGATGAATGTGTAAATGACGGCAAAAATTAATTTACCTAAAACAGCCATAATATGGAAGCCACTGAAAAGTCCCAATAAAATACTTAAAATTGCTAACGCAAAATACAATTTTGCAGGAGTGCATAGTTTTTCAAACTCTTTTGAGGAAAACATAATTATAATATATGTATATAATATTTTTTTGAAATTTTTGCAATATTGTAATTTTGTAATTTTATAAAATGAATTTAGTTTTACTTAGTATTTGTATGTTTTATCAAAATATTCAATTCTTTCAAATGATTTTCTAAATTCTCTAATTTAATTAATTCAACTTGTGGTTCGTAAAGGTATTTTAAAAATATGTATTTTAGTTTTACAAAAAGTGTCTTTTGTTTTTCTGTTAAATTGTAATAATTTTCAAATAATAACTCGTATAACGGTAAATAAGAAGCGATGAATCCCCAAACATCTATAATTTTTATAAAGATATTATCTAAATAATATCGCATATTTAAAGAACCATCATCTTTAAACTTTGTAAAATGTATTAAGATTTCAACTAAATAATTCACAATACAAGGTATAGTATAATTCATTTCAATGAATTTTTTCATATTACTGGTATCTTTTAACATATTATTTTTTGCATATTTATCAGACTGTACTACCTCATATTTAAAGAGCATATACATGATTTTATTTATATATTTATAGTGGCCATCACCTTTCTCTTTCATCCATAAATATAAATATTTTTTTATGAATTCCGACAATATTTCACGTTTTGAGCCAGGTTTTGATAACAAAACCTTATTTTCTTTTTTAACTAAAAATTTTGAATAACTATCTACAAATAAATCTGTAAATAAAATGATTGAAAATGGTACATTAAATTGCAAAGGACGATTTTTCCAACTTTTAGGAAATTGATTATTTTTAAAAGGTATATATTCTACAGTTAAACTCCAATCAATCAATCTTGTTTTCATATCATTATCCACTAATATTAGAATATTAGAAGCTTTGATGTCACTATGATAAATGTGTTTATTGTTCATTTCTAATATGCCATTTTTCAACAAATCTATTAATTTATCATTTAGTTCTATCAACGCTTCGTAATTTTTATTAGTAATTATAAATTGTTCAACTGTATTGCCACCATATGGCATGTTAATAGCAAGTAATTTATCTAATGAACTATTTATATTATTAGCTGTAATTTTTTCTTTTTGTAAAGAACCGCAACTACGGTAATTTTTCAAATCACTTTTAGTTAATTTGCTTGGTTTACATAATGTAAAATCATCAATCAAAAAATAATTTTTATAATTTGTGATAACGTTTAGTTTACTATTCACGCGCATCAATTCATCATATTCTTCTTTTGCGTGTTTATTTGTCATTAACTTACTTATGTTTCCCTTATCACGTTTGCTTTTACCTATACATTTCAATGCGGGTGTAAATACGCAACCGAAACCTCCCGATGCAAATACTTTGCCACCTTGTTTATTACGTATATCCATAAATTAAATAATATTAATTGGTTTATTATATATAATAAAATATTATAAAATTTAGTAAAATTTATTTATCGTACAAATAATAAATTAATCCACATAATAATAAAATCAAAACTATGTATATAATTTTTTGTCTTATTTTATAATATTCTATTAATTTCACGTTGGTTGATTTATATTGTTCATAATATTTGATATAAAATTCATTTAAACTGATAACAGGTTTCTCTAATTTTTCATTTATTTTATTATGAATAAACCAAAACCATTTAATAAATGATTCTCTATTATCTAAATAAGGTTGAATTGGATATTCGTTCAATAATTTACTAAAATACGTTGCAATTTCTTCTACAGGTAAAAACATTGGAATATTTTGAACAAAATCGTAGTATTTTTTTTTTGTGATACCATTAGGATAATTTGGATAATTCAATGTTATTGTATGAAAAAAAAACCAAAACTTAGGCCCCCAAATTTTTGGATCAAGATTTACCATTAGATTAAAATGATATAAAAAGATGAACGTTTAAACATATAGTAAATTAAAATATAAATTATGAATACAAATATGAATGTATGTAATAACTGTGGAAAATTAGGTCATCAGTTTAATCAATGTAAATTACCTATAATTAGCTACGGTATTATTCTATTTACACTAGATACTGATAATATTAGCGAAATGAAAAAAGATTGTATTGGCGATAAAAATTATAAATTTTTGATGATTCGGCGAAAAGATAGTTTTGGATTTATTGATTTCATTCGTGGTAAGTACAACACTTGTAATATTAATCAAATTCAAAATATTGTTAATGAAATGTCTAATTTTGAAAAAGAACGTCTTTTAAATGACGGGTTTGATAAATTATGGAAAGATATGTGGAGTGACACGCCAAGCAGTCATTATAAAAATGAAGAACTCTCATCTTTTAAGAAGTTTGATAGTTTAAAAAATGGAATAAATATTGATGAAAAGGTAATAAAAATTACTGATATAGTAAACAATAGTCATACTAATTGGATAGAAACAGAATGGGAATTTCCAAAAGGTAGAAAAAATTTCAAAGAAAAAGATTTAGTGTGCGCTTTGCGCGAATTTGAGGAAGAAACAGGTATTCCAAGCAATATTATTAAAATCGTTGAAAATATATTACCTTTTGAAGAAACGTTTATAGGTACAAATCATAAAGCCTATAAACATAAATATTTTTTAGCTTTTATTAAAGACAATTCTATAGATTTAACTAATTTTCAAAAAACAGAGGTTAGTAAATTGGAATGGAAAAATTATGATGAATGTATAAATTCAATAAGACCATATAATTTAGAAAAAAAGAAATTAATTACAAATATTAATAAAGTATTACAAGAATATAGATTATATTCATAATATATAGTAACAAACAAATGTCTAACGAAAAATCCGATATAAATTCTTGTAATATAAATTTAGAAAATGATTATAAAAGTTCAATAGCACCAACTGCATCCCCAATTGAATATAATAAATTTCTACTTAAAAAGGAACTTACAGAGAGAAAATGTTTGGCCTTTCAAGAAGAATATGAAGGTAAAGAAAACGATGACACCGGATTTTTATATCCAAATTTAAACGATATTAATTTCAATATAAAAATTGCCGAGAAAAAAGAATTCAATGATACGAAATATGACGGAATCATACATCAAAATATAAAGGAATATGCTGACATGTTGGCAAAAGCAGATTTTGAATTATCTCCGCATCAGATGTTTGTTAAAAACTTTTTATCATCACAGACTCCATATAATAGTTTATTACTTTACCATGGATTAGGTACAGGTAAAACCCTAAGTGCAATAGGGGTTTGTGAGGAAATGCGTGATTATATGAAGCAAATGGGTATAACAAAAAGAATAATGATAGTTGCTTCTGAAAATGTACAAGATAATTTTAGGTTGCAGATATTTGATGAGAGAAAATTGTATTTAGTTGATGGTATTTGGAATATAAAAGGCAATGATTCAATTGGAAACAAACTATTGAAAGAAATAAATCCCATGAATATGAAAGGTATTCCAAAGGAAAAGGTCGTTAATCAAATTAAAAACTTGATTAATACATATTATATTTTTTTAGGTTATGGTCAATTTGCAAATTACATCATTAAAACGATTCATTATGACGAAGAATTAAAAAGGGAAGAAGTCAAAAAAACGGCAAATAAAGTTAGGCCTGGAGAACAATCAAAAATTCAAAAAATAGGCGCTGAAATGGGTGACGCGAAAATTACACTTAACAAAAGAATAATAAGAAAGTTAAGAAATGAATTTGATAATAGATTGATTGTCATTGATGAAGTTCATAATATTAGAAAAACTGAAGATAATGAAAATAAAAAGGTGGCATTAAATTTGGAGTTATTAGTAAAAGCTGCAAAAAATATGCGTCTACTGTTATTATCTGCCACGCCAATGTATAATAGTTATAAAGAAATTATATGGTTATTAAATTTAATGAATATAAATGATGGAAGAGGGATTATACAAACCAAAGATGTATTTGATAAAAATGGTAATTTCAAAGAAGGTGGCGAAGAACTTTTGATTAGAAAGGCAACCGGGTATGTTTCATTTGTACGTGGTGAAAACCCTTACACGTTTCCATATAGAGTTTATCCAAATGAATTTGCAAAAAAAAATACGTTTCCACATATTGAATATCCTTCTTACCAAATGAATTTGAAAAAAATAAAATCTGAAGATAAGAGACGCATTTTGAGTATTTATTTGAACACAATTGGTAATTGTGGTAATTGTGGAAAGTGTCAGTATTGTGTTTATAAATATATTATTCATTCTTTAAGAAATAAACAATTTTCTATTACAACCAAAAAGGGTGTAACAAGAGAAATGCCTAATTTTGAAAACATGGAGTCATTTGGTTACACTTTATTACAAACCCCGCTAGAGTCTTTGATTATTTCATACCCGATAAAAGGACTCAAAGAAATAATGGAAAATTTACCTGATGAAAAATACTCTGAACTTTTGGATGAAAGTAATATAAGTGAAACCAAGAAAGATGATAAAAATGAGGATTTTGATGTAAATAATAAAAACGTAGAAGTCACTCTTAGTACCCCATTGTTAGGAGGAGATGATTCATTATCATCATCTGAAGAAAATGAAGAATCCGAGAGAAGAAATGAAACAAAATTTGGTACTAAAGGTAATATTGACCCTCATTATTTGACAGGCAAAAAAGGTTTGGACCGTATGATGGATTTTATTGACCAGAAGTCCCCGCCTTTAAAAGGCGAGTTTGAATACAAAAAATCTACATTGGATGAACATGGTAAAATATTTTCTTATAATGAAATAGGTAAATACAGCTCAAAAATTAAATGTATTTTAGATAAAATTGTAGTTAAAAATAATAAAGCTGATGGTAATACTAAAGTATCAGAAGGGGTTATTTTGATATATTCTCAATATATTGACAGTGGTTTAATACCTATGGCACTTGCATTAGAAGAACTTGGTTTTACAAGATATGGTGAAAATGTAAAGCCATTATTTAAAAATAAACCATCCGAGCTTGTTGATGTTAGAACGATGAAACCTCCTGTAAATAAAAAAGACTTCATGCCAGCTAGATATGCTATGATAACAGGTGACCCTCGTTTATCTCCAAATAATGAATTTGAAGTAAAGGGGTTGACAAATGGAGATAATAAAGATGGTAGTAAAGTAAAAGTAATATTAATTTCAAAAGCGGGTTCAGAAGGTATTGATTTTAAATTTATAAGACAGGTTCATATACTGGAGCCATGGTATAATATGAATCGTATTGAACAAATTATTGGGCGCGCTGTTCGTAATTTCAGTCACAAAGATTTACCTTTTGAAAAAAGAAACGTACAGATTTTTATGTATGGAACCATATTAGGTGATAATAAAGAAGAAGCCGCTGATTTGTATGTGTATCGTGTAGCTGAATTAAAAGCAATTCAAACCGGTAATGTTACTAGATTATTAAAAGAAACTGCGGTTGATTGCATTATTAATCATGACCAAACAAATTTTACACAAGAAACAATGTCAAAATATTTAAAA